AAAGGTCTCTTTGGACAGCAGGTTCAGGTACTCGATGTTATCTGCGTACAGCTTGTTGGAATCACCACCTGCGGGTTTCTCGGTGATACCGGTAACACCACTCCAGGGCACACCCAGAGGGTAAGAAGATCCGGATTTCTTGTAAAGCATAACCTGGTCAACACCAGTTTCGTAAAGACGCTTGCCGTCTTCATCCCATTTAGCTTTCGCCATGTCTTTTTCCTCCTAAAAATTTACATTGTAAACGTAGTGATAAAGGTTATCGGCGGTAAAGACTCGATCAAATCGGAAATATTCCAAATCATCAAGCTTGTCCACCAAAGGTGAATCAGGATCCTTAGTGATGAGCATCACCTTGTATTCTTTCCACCTAATGTATGCCTTATTGTTTGCGTGCCGATTATTGTTACGACTGAGATCGTAGATAATGCACGGATAAGACATCTTAATGCTCTCCGGAGGCTGGAAGTAAACGTTCCTTGACCCCAGAGTCTGCTCAAGCAAAGTCTGAAGCTCTACTCTACTCCTCGCCATTGTAGACACCTCCAACAGAAAGCACTAAACGAGGATACTGCACTTCAACACTCGACACTTTCCACTTAGCCCCCTGCCAAGTGACATACCGAATATTGAAGAAGTGCTCGTTGGCGTAAGGATCCATAACGATGCTAATCTGGTTTTGGACGTTGATTTTGTCATTCACCTCATTTTGAACAGGGTCCTGACGTCTAATGTTGCGAACAATGTCGCCACAATAGTTTCTCTCAACAATTTCTTCGGTCCAAATACCAGGCCTAGTTTCCTGGGTATCCATGAAACCGACAGCGCCATAGTACTTAGCCATCTCTATCCTCCATTTTGAATTTTATGATAAAACGACGGGGAGCTATGGAAATGCAGAGTGTAATTTGGTTGCTTTACCTTGGCTCACATGATCTTAGGGGGTATTCGTAGCATTTTGGCGTATAGCTATCACTCCCCGCCGGTCTACCCATTTACGATCAGCCCTGACCGCCAGCTACAGCCTGCTTCTTAAGGAAGGTCATAGCGGAGAAAGGCTTCACGAGTGCACCAGAGATTCTGGTCTCCAGCAGGTACTTCTGCTGGTTGTAGTCGATATCGAAGTCGTCGAACAGGTTAACTTCGCCGCCCTTATTGGTACCAACTACATAGTCGTTCAGGTTAACGATCACACCGATCAGAGGCAGGTTAGCATCGTCACCGCTGGTGATGGTCTGACCTTCCAGTACCTCAACCTCAACGATCTCTTTTACTCTCAGAGCAGTGGCAAGTTCCTGAGTGGTCTTGTACAGCTTGTGGCCGAGAGTGTCTTCCATCAGCAGCATTTCAGTAACAACATCTGCAGTGGTGAAGAAAGTAGGGTTACCGGAACCTTTGTAGTTCTTACGAGCTCTGATGATGGCATCGATGGTAGCCTTAGCGATCTGTGCTTCGGTAGCAGCAGCTGCAACCTGAACCTTGGTGGTGATGTTGAACAGGGGAACATCCTTAGCGATAGGTCTGATGTGATCTTCTTTGATCTTGTCGTCAGAAGAGGACAGTCTGCCATCGCCGATCAGGATTGCGCGAGCGATTTCCTCGTTCAGCATTACTCTCATCTCAGCTTTGATCCATGCAACAACGTCGAAGTCGGTGATGTCGATGATGTCATCGCGATCCAGCTTCTGTTTCTTGTAGATGGTCTGGGGATCGGTGGTTCTCTTCAGCAGAGTGAACACTTCGTCCTTCTTTTCGTTACCTTTGATGTAACCTCTTGCACGTGCTGCATCCTCAGTGATGTCAGCGAACTGAGTTTTAACACGAGAGAAAGGAGTGTGACGTACACCAGACAGAACTCTGGATACCCACTCCATGTTTCTGGAGATCCACTCAGGAGTGTTGGACAGAGCCTTGTACTCGGGGAACAGCATATCAGGATCTCTGAAACCATAGGTCTGAGATGCGGTAGACTGAGAAGGTCCTACCATACCGGTGGTGTCGATAGAGTGTGCCAGAACACCATCTTCTCCACAGAAATCTTCTACTGCCTGCTTCAGGGAACCGCAGGACTTAGCATCTTTGAAAATTCTTTCCATATCGGAATGGCTCAGAGTTGTGCCCTGAGCTTCGTTTTCAGCATCAAAAGCGTTGTGCTTCATTTCTTCTCCTCCTTCATCATCAGCGGATTTTCCGCCTTTTGCTTCTTCTAAGGCCAGACCGACCATAGCATACATTGCGTTCTTCTGCTCCTCATTCATGGTGTCGATGACATCTTTGAGGGTCTTTTCATCAGAAGTCTTCTTTTCTTCTTCTGCCACAGCTTTTTCCTCCTTTTTAGGTTCTTCTTTCTTCGGTTCCTCCGCCTTTTCCTCGGATTTCTTTTCATCATCAGCGTGGAAAAGTTCCAGATCATCATCTGTGTAGATCACAGCTTCATCATCAGCACCGCTGATACTGTGAGCCAAATCGGAATCGAAGTAAACACTGTGCTCCATATCGGAGTCAATAAATGCGCCAGGATTGCACCCAGCCAGAACCAAACTCACTTCGCCGATTGTTCCATGCATTACTTCTTTTGAAGGGGTCTCGTTGAGCCCATATGCATAGATGGACAGTGCGTTAATGTCTCCGTTTTTGATCCGGATTCTGGCATTCTTTCCCGCCTCAGAATCGTTAAGGTAGCCGTAAACACGAACGCCCTCGGGGCGGTTCTCTAAGATACCGTGTCCAAGGACGTTTCCAATGTCATCATGCCTATGGTTCCAAACGATCGGGACCTGCTTGCCATCGCACTCAGCGAATGCGTTCGGCTTAATGGTTCTGCCATCTTTGCAACGAACATTGTTGCGAGTGGCCCAACCTTTAAAGTCATAAGGTCTTGTTTCGCCCATTTTGAATTTTTGGTCCTCCCTTCATAGATTTACTTACGTTTTTTCTTAGAGCTCTTCTTAGACTTAGATACGGCGCCATACTGTGACCGAATCTTGTCATACTCTTGCTGATAAATGTTCTCATAGTCAGCGTTGAGTTGCTCTTTGGAAGCTTTGTATGCTTCTCGTGTTGCGCTGATAACGCTCTTCAGATCTTCAGATACCTTTTGACGCTCGTTCTTAGTATTCGTGGAATGCACTTCGCGATCAGCTTTAAGCCTCTCATTTGTAACGGCGTTAGCCGCTTTTGCATTGCCTGAGATTTCGGCTTTTGCAGCCGAAGCATCTGAACTAATCTTATTTGAACGATTTTTGGTATCCGCCTGAAGCTCCGCTATCTGCTGATTCCGTTCTGCAATAAACTTAGCCTTCTCCTCTTTACTAAGCCCGGACGGAATCTGTTGAGCTCTTAAGCTCTTGATCTTTTCTTTGTTCTTTTCAGAAATGTTTTCCCGTTGTTGTTTTGCCTGGTTCGAAACCTGATCCGATTCAGCTTTTCTCTTTGCAGCTGTTTCTTCGCGCTCGCGTTTCGCTCTTTCCTGCAGAGCTTTGTTAAGATCCTTCAATCGTTGGCTAATGAACTCTCTCGTTTCTTTAGCCTTCGCTCTATGAGCTTCGATCTCTTTCTTCTTTTGCTCGCTCTGTTCAGTAGATTTTTGCTTCTTTTCGGCAGTAATGTTAGCCTTACTAACTTCCCAAATCTTTTTGCCTTCTTCATTGAGCTTGGCTGTTGGTCTGCCTTTAAGTTGCTTGTGCTGCTCGTAATACTCGTGAGCTTTTACCGGATCGTAGTAAGGGGAGGCATAATGCACAAACCAATCGTTGGCCATTATTCTTCCTCCTCTTCTTCCTGATCCTCCTCGGGTTCGTCATCTTCGCCGTTTTCGACATTAGAAATAATCTCATCGATCTGAGCCTGGAGATTATCCAGCAGCTCGTTGATGATGGAATCATCTTCTGATACACCCTCAGGCAGCTCACTCTTTACAGCTTCTTCTAAGCCGCTTCCTCCAGCAGTTCCAACACCAGTTTCGCTGATGGGCATGTTCTTATTGCGCAGTTCATCTGCGCCTGCATCCTGGGCAGGTTTCATGCCAATGATCTGGCGAACCTCATTTGCTGTTAAGATTTCGTTACGAGTGAATTTATCTGCGATTTCAGCAAGATCTGAAACGGGAACAAGTTTGAAAGGACTACGGAACGACTCGATGGATTGATGCTGGGATCTAGCAGTCTTTGTTAAGAACTTGCGCTTCATCTCATCCACAATCGCGGCCACGATAGGCTCAATCGTACGATTGTAGTAATTCAGCATCACTTTCTCGTCAGCCGTGCCGTTAAGAATTTCCTCGGTAAGTCCGAGTTGGCTGTAGAGCATCTTTGTCAGATACTCAACCTGGGAGAGCAGATTGTTCTCCAGAGGTTTGTTTAGCTGAGTAATCCGTTCTGTGCTGTCCATGTAAGCAACGCCATACTTGGATTTAGCTAACTGATCCTCCATCGCCTCACGTCTAGCCTCAGCCTGCTCTTGGCGGGTTTTAGTCTTCACGACGTAAGGTAACTGAATTATAATGTTGAGCTTGTCGGATGCGTTCTGCTCATCGACCATATCCAACAGAGCCAACTTTCTGATCAGCCTCTGCATAACCGAGTTAGGCTCATTCATGACATTGTAGAGAGGGTTCTCGACAATTGCCACAGCCTGTTTAGCCATCACAACATCTTTTCTCTTACCATCTCTTTCGTCATAAGCATTAAGCTTAACCTGTGTAGGATACCATTCCAGCACCTTGGCGGTTCGCATTGAGTAAATATCAAACGAACCAGGAACCCCATTATTAGGATCGCTGTCGGTATCCACAGGCATGATAGCCACAACGCCTTCATCAAACATTGACTGAGCGATGTCCTGCTTAAATGCCCTTGCGGTCTGATCTATGTTAGCTTCTAAGGACAAGCAGTTATTGAGAGGGGAATCGATCTTTTCTACAAAGCGCCCGTTCTCATCTACTTTCACGTGGAAAATATCGATAGCTGCTACATCCATTGCCAGCCGGTTATACACAGAATTTACAATGGATCTGTCTACTCCTCGCGTGGATCGGTGTCGATCAGGTCTATAGGAATAGCCCACATCCATCGGCTGATATGAAAATTCCGTTGGATCTTTATTAAAAAAAGCGTTCCAGGCATGCTTTATCCTGGAACTAAGTTTGGTATCTGCCATTTTGAATTTTCTCCAATAACTGATCAATCACGATGGTGTCCATAGTAAGCTCTTAAATAATGAGCTTCAACAGCACCCTTTGCAGCCATAATTCCGTTAACAGCTTCCAAACCAGCGCCGGCAGCAACAGCATATTTTGCCAAATCCTTCTGGCCATTTTCGTATAACAATTTTGCGCCAAGTGCTGTTCCAGAAGCGATCAAACCGGCAATTCGTAACTTGTTCTCATTTCCAGTTATTGTTTTTCCGGAACGATATAATTCTTTTCCAATATCGCCAGCTTTATCTCTCTTGAGCTGATCGTAGTCTTTGCTGAGTTGTCTTTTAGCCGCTTTAAGATCTTTTTTAGCGTTTCTAGGGAATTCTTTGGTTACAACAACTGAATGTGTATTACCTTCTGAATCCCGCAACTCCACGTTTCCGTACTTTTTAGTCTCCTTGCGCATACGTTTTGCGGTTTTATATCGTTCTTTGGCATTTTCGTAGTTGCTTTCGGATTCCCTATAACGCTGCATGCCTTTTTTGGTATAAGAACCGTCATAGTTTTGGAATCTTCTAACACCCCACTTCATCCCAAGAATGCCGTGGTGATAAAGTTCTGACATTTTGTACCTCCCTATTGTTTCTTTAAAAGTTCACTCATGTTTAAACTTTTTGCGCAGCGATCCACGGCGTCGTAATATGCATCGGTATCATAAACCCAATAATCATCAAAGTGACGACTAATATACGCATTGAACGACGTGTCTAGTTTTTTCCCTAACAAATCATTAACAAGCATTTCGCCATTATTGTAATACTTGTCCTTGATTTCCTTATCTCGATACTTTTCCATTATGCTATCCGATATGGCATGAACATCATTCCAATAATCGTCCTGCATTTTAGTAAAAGCTTCGCGTTTAGTCGCTATGGTCTCATTTTTATTTACTCGGTCCATAACAGCATCGTGAACAAACTCTTCGGCAAATAAATCGAATAATTCTGAGCGATCAAAATCTTCTAAAAGCTCTTTATTATTGAACTCATCGGCATACTCTTCTTTTATTTTCTTATATATGCTCTGTTTTTCGGCCGGAGTTAATTGTTGTACATTTTTAAACGCCTTCTGGTATTCAGCGCCAAGATCGTTCGCAGCATCTTGGATTTTGCTTCCATTATTTACAATTCTATTGAAAGCATCTTTATGAGAATCTATAGACCTTTGAAAATCGTCTTCAACCTCTTTTTTACTGTATCGCTTCTTTCCAGCAGTGGTGAGTGATCCATCGGAATTCTGAAACCGGCGTACACCCCATTTCATACCAAGAATACCGTGATGATAAAGTTCATTAGCCATTGGTATTATCCTTTCAACTGTTTAGCAATCAGTGCAATGCCTAATGCGCTAGAGGTAACGCCAGTTACAGTTCCAATAACGTTAAGAGCATCAGTTACATACTGTTTACCAGTTTTTGTAGTGTCGGTATTGAACATCTGATTATACTGGCGCTCAAGATTTTCTCTATTGATTGCGTCGCGAAGTTCTTTATCAGTCATGCTGCTAAGATCCATTCTGGATTTTGAGTCATTGCCCTGAGGAATGGCGTTCTTAATTCTGTTAGCAGTCTCATAAGACTTGTCTGCTATTTCTTTAGCAGCTTCAAGTTTGGAAGGATTCGCTTCGCGGTACATCTTGTCGTACTGTCTTTCCAAATTCCGGCGTTTAATGTACGACTGCATCTCATCATCAGATTTTCCGCTGTGCGGTTTGGGCGCTTTTCCGCCAAGTCTCTGGAAAGGTCTTTTACCAGATCCCCAAGGAAAACGGCCAGAATGTCTAGGCGTTCCAGAATGAAAAATAACGTATGCCATTGCTCTACTCCTAACTATATTTGCGCATAAACTCATCGAAATATTTAGCATTATACCCAGTGGATTCGCTAAACATTTCGCCAGCTTCTTTCCATGCCTCCGCTTCGCTCATGAATCGACTAAGTTGTTTGTTAGTTTCAATAAAAACCTTAGCCATATCTGACTGAAGCTTTGCTTCTCGTTTTTCGTTAAGTTTTTTAACTTTAGGATCTGTCAATGCTTCGCGTAATGCTGCATCTTTACCATATTTAGTTAAGGTCTTAGTCTTAACATGCTTATATGGGGAACTCCACCCCGGTTCATGCAAAGAAGGATCATCGGGGTTATATTGATGAAGCTCGGAATAACCTTTTTTAGGAATTCGGCTATTATCGTATACAGCTATAGCTTTTTTATATGTTTCTGCTTCGATCTTCTTACGCCTTTTCTTGCCGGCAGATGTTAGTGTACCATCAGGATTTTGAAATCTTCTCACTCCCCATTTCATTCCGAGGACGCCGTGGTGATAAAGTTCGTTAGCCATTACTCTACTCCTTTATCTACAACATAGTTGATTCGAGATTCCAGAGCCGTTGCTTCTTCCTTAAGTAGATTAACAGTGGCCCCATTCTGCGGAGTATCCCAGCCAAGTTTGACCTTAAGATAAACATACTGCTGAACCATGTTCAGATTTTTGGAATCTCCAATAAACTCGCTCCAAGGTTCAAGACCTGTCTCGATTGCATACCCTTCATCAGGGCCTACGCCAAGCTGAGTAAGCACAGCCAGCGCAGAATTGATAAGAATTTTTATCTCGAGATCAAATGGCGTTTGCTCTTCTAAAATCCCGAGCATTTTCTTTACTGACTGTAAAATACTCTCGTCCATCATTTACTCCTTAGTAGAAATTTGCTAAGTTTTTCATGTTTTTGTTGAGCAATGCTTGTGTAAAATCGTCACCAGCTGAAGAATACTTTTTAGCATCCGATACTGACTTCTTTGCAGCTTCGCCAAGAAGCTCATTAACAGATTTGCTACTGGTAGATCCTGCGGTTCCAAGATTCGCAGATTCAAAAACCAAAGGATTTTTCTTAGTAGCTTCTTTCAAAGTTGTTATCTTCGGTGCCCCAACGTTTGTAAGAAGTGAGCCATTTAATGACGTGGGCTGTACGGTTGCAACCTTAGTAAGTGTAGGTGTAACCAGTGTAGGCTGTACAGTTGCAACCTTAGTGAGTGTAGGCTCAAAGGCTTGAACACCCATAGATTTGAGCTGTTCTGTGCTGAAAGCTTTTCCCTTTAAGCCGGCTTTTTCCAACACCGGATTAAGAGCCCCACTTTTGTACAGTTTGTATCCGCCGTAAGCAGCCAATGCTGTTCCAGCTACAGCAACACCAACTTTGATTGCTTTCTTCTGACCATCGGATAGCCCTCTATGTGATTTTGATCCACTGGAAGTTGACCGAACCGAAGAAGAACCCGAAGTACTGGAACTTTCCGTCCCATTGTCAGGATCGTAACGGCCTTCAGCTCCAGACTTATACGAACCATCACGATTTTGATACCGTCTCACGCCCCATTTCATTCCGAGGACGCCGTGGTGATAAAGTTCGTTAGCCATTTTGAATTTCCTCACTGAGTTCTGGTCAAAAGTCAAAAGAGAATGCAATGCTCAATGGGCATTTATACCTCTCTCTTCATAAAAGGGCATGTTTTTTGCGCGTACCTTAATCAAAAGCATCACGGTAGATCTTGTAGGCAACGTAACCGTCCATCATAGCAGCCACAGCATCGATCTTCTGGTCGTAGCGCTTCTTCCAAAGTTTCCTGTTGCCATTCGTATCTTCGAGAGTAATGCAGTTACCCATTGAGAACTTCATAAGTTCCTCGTCAAAGAACAGCATCCGATCCTCGGCAAGCTTCTTGAGTTCGCCCAAAGGAACAGATTCCGTCTTTGCACCCTGAATTACTTTCTCTACACCGAACTGGCCATTCTCGGTAATCCATCGGTTAACAAAATCCTTTGCATTGTACGGGTCGAAGCCAAATGCAATGACTGAATACTCGTTGGTCAGGATGAAGTTATCGAGATCATCGTAAACGTCCATCATGTCAAGAACCGTTCCAGGCATTACGATCAAACTACCTTCCTGCATGAACATGTCATATGCAGTTCGCATTGCTCCGGGTAGTTTTGCAACTGTGTGCTCAGTTACATAGTTCCTGGTCTTGATTCCAAAGCCGCCAGTCTTTAACGGAAACAGAAATGTAAATGCGCAGAAGTCATCGCCCTGCGAAAGGTCTGCACCCATTGCACACGGCATACCCCAATAGGATCTCTTCTTGTGCGGGAGGATCTCCTCATAAGTAAAGAAGTATGTGTAACCTTCCGTGGGAATGCCAAATCTCTTTGCTAAAATGTCGTTCTTGGCAGCCGGGGCTTTCTCTGCTCTCTCTACATCGCGTTGGTATGCCTCGTAGCTTCCAGGAATGTATGCAATGTTGGGGTTGGTCTTCGGCCACAAAGCGGGGTCCTTGATCTCTTCGATCGAATCCATTCCGTACCACCAAATCGATACATGGGGAGCCCGGTATTCATTCTTGAGAATGTCAGTGAGCTCCATTTTGATCGTGTCACCTGATCCGTTCCGGACTGTACCTTCCGAACTGGTTGCAATGATCAGGTAATCGTCTACTTTAGAAGCGCCCTGCTCAATTGCACCTATTACATCCTCACGCACATCGCCAGAAAGCCATTCGTCAACTGTAGCTACCTTAACCCGAAGACCCTGAAGCTTGTTTATGCTCATAGGTCTGATTTCGAGAAGGGAACCGGTCAAGAAATTCTCTATTCCTTTCTTAGTTGATGCCAGCTTCTGACGATTAGCTCGGTTACCAGTTGTATTTTGAAGTGAACCTTCAGTTAAGAACTGGAAGACTGGGCCCTTAGCTCGTTGAATGGCTGTGTTTATCGGGGACATTACTTCGTCAGCCTGCTTCATCGTAGGTGCGGTTGTGATCTGATGTGTTGTGTGCCCGTCAACGATCAGAAAATATGCTTGGATAGTTGAGGCATACAAAGACTTGGCAGCTCCTCTTCCGATAATCAGGTACTGCTTGTTGGTAAGCCTCCGCTTGATGAACTTCGTTACATAACTTCCGCCATGTGTCTCTTCATTAGGCACATAGACAGACCGCTCAACAAAGTAATACCATCCAAATATCTGCTCGCCCCAAAGTTTGAAACTGTCAAGGAGGTGAAGATCCGATCCATCGGTCAGCGTTAATTCTCTCTCGCAGAATTTGCACCAACCTTCTACCGCCATATCGTCGTAGTAGAAATTCGGGTCTTTGATTAGGTCATCGATCCGGTTCATCTCCATCGAAACTTTCTCATTAACTGGGATCTCGCCTCGAAGAACAGCATCTCTGAATTGGCCATAGTATTTTGGCACTGCTGTATTAGATAGCATAGTGAATCTCTCCTTAAACGAAAAAAGAAGAGCCTATGCGATTTTGCATAAGCTCTTTCCTATCTCCAAATCAAAGTATCACCTGGGGTTCTCTCTGCATAACCCTCATACTTTGCTGTTGGTGCTTCTGTTCCGTAATGTATTGCATTGTGTGTTATTTGGGAAACGGTGATCAGATAGTTCGGGTCCATGAGAAAATCCGTGGCATCCGTAAGATCCTCAATAGAAATTGGATTCATGTGGTGGACTAATATCTTTCCGTCGATTGGATTGTCCTCGATTCCAAGATCACATCCGAAGTCGCGAACAATTACCGATCTCCTAACCGCTTTCCATTCCTCAGACTTGTAAAATTTCTGGTTGAGATATCTATCGAACCCAAACGTCTCGGTGGAGACTGCTGCATTGAGCTTGAGGTAGTTGAACCGTTCTTCAAAAGTCGGAAGCAGAATCAGTTCTCTATAAGTCCGAATCATCTCCGCCACCTCCGCTATAAGAGCGCAATGCATCGAGCACTTCTTGAAGCTGTTCATTAGATCTCTGAGCAGATTGCAGTGCCTCGGTCTTTGCTTTTAGCAACTTGTTCTCTTCGGCAAGTCGCTCATTCTCTCTCCTGGACTTTTCGGTTGCCAATTTTAAGTAATGAACAATAACCTGTGACGATGCTGTACCATCTCGCAACTGTTGTTCAGCCAAGCCAATGGCTAATCCACACATTCTTGCTTCCTGAGCTTCAGGAGTGATGAGTGTGGATACAGTTTGCTCTGTGTTTGATACAAGTTTCTTTTTCTTGTATGCCACTATCGTCCCTCCCTTCGGTAGAATATAAATATTTTGTGCATAGTTTGCCTATAGTTTTTGGCCCTTAAATAGCCCCATAGAATATGCTCGTTGAATGGAAAGGAGAAAAGCAGAGAAACGATTCAACTTGATCAACTACCTGCATACCCTATAAGGCTGTCTAAAGGCCAAATTGCATTTTAGAAATTAACCCCCGGAGGATTTTGAGAG